CATCGGATCAGCGGCTCGCTGGGCGAGCCTTAACTGCAAGTCCTGATACTGAGGATCGTATGTCTGACGAGTCTGTAAGAGCTTGCCCTGTAAAGCGGGGTCTGCCATTGCAGATACATAATCGCGAGCCGATTTACCGACATTAAACTCAGGCATGGGAGGTGGTTTCTTACCTCCCCCAAAAAGCTTTTGTAAGAAATAGGATGGAACGCCCGAACTGTTTACCGGCTCACCTGCTCCACCGGCATCTTTAAGCATCTTTGCTTCTGCTGAATTGATGTAGGCGAGTGACTCACCCTCGGGAGCATTCTCGTTTAAAAGCCGAGCGGCCTGTGCCAATGGATCTTTGTTTTTATCTTTATGCATGGCGATTAAGTTTTGATGATGTAATTTAAAATGATGGTTGGCTGAACATTGTTGTGGGCTTGATCGCCTCCTGTACTAGATGTTATAGCTGTATTAGGATCACCTTCCGTAGTCTCTGTGAGGGCGTACCTCTCATTAATATTACTTGCGGGGCCTGATGCGGCTAATACCTCATCTCCAACTTCTATATAATTATCTGTTGAAGTTGCATTTTTCTTTACTGCGTAGTGTGTGTGACCGGGGATTTCTGCTTGCACTAACTGATGGTCTTCTGAACCACCTGTAGCTCCTAAATTATCACCATTGACCCCACCTGATAGACCTGTTAATCGGTCTGCTGAAGCTCCTCCCATATCATCCTGACCTGCAATAACTCGGCCTCGAAGGTCAGGGATGTTGAATGTGGTTGAACCGTCTCCTACGCCGTAGGTTGTTTCAATTATTCCAAATAAACTTGAGTAAGTGCTTCTCGATATTGCGTCACCATCACAGAATAAATACCCTGTTGGTGCGTTAATGCCTGCGTAAGGTAAAACTGTACCTGTGGGCATCAGTGCAGATATTGCATCGGAGTTTAATTTTGCAGATGTTACTGCTCCATCCTGTATCTTAGCAGAAGTGACCGAGTCGGAGGCAAGTTCGTTGGAGGTGATACCTCCTGATGGTACTTTTAGAAACCCTTGTGATTCATCAACCTTGATAGTCGATCCATCTGCCGCAGTCCCATCTGTTTTTCTAAATGTCGCGAGGTCTGCGATATCCATTAACTTTTGAGAGGTGACTTGATCACCTGATGTAAAGATTTGTCCTGTATTTAATATTGGCATTTTTTCTATCTCCTATTGAAAGACTGAAGTTGTTGAGCGATCCGATATTCTAGCATCTACCTTGGTTGCCCTGACATAAGGTCTACCGACAGTTGGTTTAATATCTGCCTGTATGCCAAACCCTCTTCTATTAACTCGTAAGCGAACCGAGGCATCTTCCGCAGTTTCAAGCTCGCTACCCAATAAGGTAGATATGCTTGAAATCTCGGAAGTAGAGTCAGGATCTTCCGTGATAAATTGTACAGTAGCATCGGATGGGTTGGATTCGCTTGATTTTAGTTGCAATTCTGCACGACTGAATGTTTTTCGATCCATTGTGTCGGCATCGTATTGTCTTGTAATCAACTGACTGACCACAGGAATGCCGAGGTCTACTTCAGGTGATTGTCCTGCTTTCCGTAAGACCTTATCATCTCCATCCAGGGAATCTACCTTATGTACCCCACCCTCTTCTGTTGTCAGGTAAAGTGCATTCTGCGATCCCTCGCGAGCTACTAGTAATTCCCTTATCGCAAAGTCTGTAGAGTTTACTGTGTCGATGCTCTCAAAGCCTTGGTTGATAAAATTATAAACGATGATCGTATTTAGTTTGTTACCATCACCTGCTCCTACGCTAGAGTCCAATGGTAGTGCTAGCCAATAGCGGTTATTAAAATAAACTCCGCATGACAGGTGAGCAAAGTCCTGATTTATGCGGTCTATGTAAGGCTGAATCGTTTCTGAGATCGGTGTACCTGTACCACGCAGGTTATATTCATCAATAAAGTTCACCGAATATATCCCTTGGTCAGATAGAAATAAAATCTGATTAGCCACCTGAACAATAGACTTTCTCGCAGATGCTCCGACCTCGTCTGTGACCATAGTTGTTTTAACATCTGCCAAAGATCCACTCGCACCTGTAATCAGATGAATAGACTTACGATTGAATACCACCACAGAATCCTGCGTGAAACCTTTAATTCCTACTACAAAATCGCTTTTACCTGATGATATGCGAAACTGATTTCCTATCTCATCAAATGTGTCTGAGTCTAAAATGTCTGATGCCACAATTTCATCACGAATACCCCTATCGACAGGTGGTGATGCAGATGAGTATTGATAGGGTAACCATAGTCTACGCTGATGAAATTCACCGAATGGAGCCGCAGGTTGGTGGATGAATCCTTTACCAAGTGCTAGTGGTTTACTGACTGTTAAGGAGTGATTGGCATCATCTTTGACTCCAAGATTAAAAGTAAATTGGTTGACTGTAGGAACGCTTGTGACCACCACTTCCGACCCAATAAAATTATCATATATCGTAGATTGTGAAGTATGTATGGTAAGTCTGTCACCTACCGCTAATCCATGTGAAGTTACATCCATAGTAACCACACCACTTACTGACGCTGCACTAGAATCTGTCAAGTAAGCAGGTGCAGTGTATGCCCCACTATCCACCCTCTCAAAATCCTCAAAATATTCTATTTGTGCGCCACTAACATTGAATGTCTTAGTCTGAGACTCTGTCATCGTAACAGTCAATTGTGTGGATGATGGAATACTTGCTACTTGATAACAGTCATTCGGATCGTATTCCCAATTCCCCAATCGTGTTAATGTCACAAAGTCCCCTACCAAACGATTATGATCAGATACTGTGTCTATCGTGATCGTCTGCCCTGACTGAGAGCCTGAAGTAATAGCCACACGATTAAGAACAGGACTTGCAGATAATGTAGTCTTATTAGTTCTAAAGATATACATATTATCGAACCCCTGAGTCATTCCACATGGAGCATCCACAGTCTCACCGCCCTGCTCGTATCTACACTTATATAGCTTTGAGTCTTTAAGTCTTACGATTGAACAGAGGTTATTGGTGGCTGAGAATATAAAGTCATCGTTCTCACTTGTTGCATCAGAAAATACCGCACTCCCGTAGACACCATTTACTGCATCGTCTTCCAAGGTAAAATTCTCAGTAGTCGATGCCACTGATGTCTGACCGACATTTGGACTATTAACTGTGAAAGTAGTATCTGCCCCTGTATCGGCAAAGCTTACTGTCTTAGCAGATGTGTTAATCGCTGTGATTGTATGACTGCCATTGATCGATGCATCGATATCATCCACATGAACTGTACCACTGACTGCAAACTCTGAGGCCGGAGTATCCTCAAGGGTAAGAGTCACCACATTACTTGCCCTCGATGCCGCAGTGACCACATAATTAAGAGTAGTAGGAATCGCATTACCCATTGAGGCAACAGATGTTCTTCCTTCAATGTTATACTCGATCCAATTCTTAGTCAGATTACTGTAACTCGTGTTTATTGTGCCCCAAGTTTGAGATGACCCAACAACTGTAAAAACTTCATTCGTGCCTGAGTCGGCATAAGTAATTGTGCGAGTATTAAAATTAACACTAGCTAAAGGAAATGTTCCGTTCGGATCGTCACCTGTAAAATTTAACCCATTGATCGTTACATTATCTCCAACGATAAAAGCTAAACTTGGAGTTTCATCCAATACGACTGTGACTATACCACTTCCTGTATCATTTGATCGTGATGCGGATAGAATTACATATGGCAAAGTAATCGCATCGTCGCCTGTTGTGATAGTGCCAAATAGAGTAGACATCCCTTTGCGTGGTTGCCATGTACCATCGTCATTCATCCGACCATTCTTGGACAGTGCAACCTCACCGGGTTTTAACTGATTAGGTCGCAAGCGATTATTCATTCGCAGAAAGAAAGTGTCACCCTCTACCACGAATGGATCATCTAGTTTGCCGTATGATCGGTATCTGCTCACTTCTTCTTAATCTCCTGCCAAAGTTTTAGGGACATATAAACCAAGGTCACTAGGCCAACCGCGATACCGATGACGGTATCAAATGCAGACAGGCCAAAGGTGGCCGCTGTGCCGCTCATTCCTAATACTGAGACCCGATCAATCATCATTTAAATAGGCAGTCGAGTACGATGATTCCTATTATTAAAGCCACAAATACAGTAATCATCTTCCCTCGCTTTGGGAGTGTTTCAAATTTCTTTTTTAGTAGAATTAAGTTTTTCATTTCTGATCAGAAGGTCGGGGAAAAGGTACACGGGTAGTCGATTTTGTAACTTCTGTTTTTGCACATCTTTTTGCCACAAAAATGGGGATTGCTAGATAGCATCCTAAAATGACAGCCGCTCCGATAAGGATTCTTTTTATATAATTAGTGAACTCGGCGAATCCGCTCTGATGCTCGGCCATGCCTTGTGCTACCAGGGCAGATACATCGCCATGAGTTAAAGCCTCAATCGTTTCCTCGGCCTCTACGAGTGCATCTGCATTTTTTAATGCCTCGCCGCTTACAGCACCTATGCCTGCACCTAGTGCCGCACCTCCTGGTCCCGCAAGAGATCCTGCACCTCCTCCGGCAATAGCTCCTAATGTCGGGTAGGTCGAACGAATCGAACATCCCGCTAGAAGAGTAAGTGCCAAGAGTGCATAGATCATTCTTAGTGAAGTGCTACCCAAGCTCCGTTGGCTCGTCCGTAAAATTTATTCGCAGTAGTATTGTATATCATTTCTCCGTCAGTCGGACTGCTGATGGCATTCATCTGCGTAGTAGTCATCCTCGGCATAATCACGCCACCTGTTGTGGACGAAACTTCGAGAGGTGCTGATGTGGAGACTGTCCCAATACCTACATTGCCGCCATTCGGAGCAAGCAATATGTCACCTGCGGTGGTTGCCGAATCCGACCACGATTCTATTTTTAAATTACCTAGACCGTCATGATATATATCTGACTTATAGTTGTTAGGATAAGCGGATGGAAGGTAATTTAATCTAATTCCATTACTACCATTAGATTGTGCAATTTCCAACTTCGCAATAGGACTCGCAGTACCAATACCTATATTCCCGTCGGAGTCGATACGCATGGCTTCAGTTGAATTAGTGCGGATTGCTAACTCATTTGTCGTAGGTGCGTGAATAGCTACCGCAGAACTGCTTGATCCTGTTTGATACAAGGCGTATTCATCTGCGACTACATTACCACTTACATCTAACTCTGCCTGTGGGGAGCTATTACCTACACCTACACGATTGGTAGAAAGTGCTAGTGCTGTGTTGACTCCCGCCCCATCGGTAACCTGAATTGCATTAGCTCCCGTATTATTAGTGATACCATCAGTATAATCTCCAACCTGAAGTAATCCCTTGTAGGTGTCTGCGGGTGTTTGATTTTGTAAGTCGCTCATAATTTTAAGGATTCGCGTCAGGGTCTGTCCACTCCTCGCCTGCTAGAATCTCAAGCATCTCGGAATGCGTGTATGAAGTCTTACCCTCTAGGAACGAAGGTGTTTCACCCTCGAACTTTACGAAGGTCTGATCACCCGCCACGTTATATCTTAGTGTGTCCACTGATGTTTCAAGTACTTCGTCAAAGTTAACGGTACTTACTTCATCGGCGTTTAGAATTACATATTGTCTATTGCTCATAATTATTAAGAGGGTACGTTAGTTGAGAAGGTTGGTGTTGTGTTACCACTAGCACCATTTTCGATTGCGCCGTTTATAGCTGATCCACCACTGTTAGATCCCGTTGCGGCATTTGTAATTGTAGATGTTCCGTAATCAGAACCTGTATCTCCCATTCTCCACCAACCTACAGGATTGAGTGAGGATATATCGGCAGGTACAGGGTTTGATCCTGAAGTGTCTCTTAAAGAGGCTACATCACTTGCTGATAATGCAGAATTAAACAAAGCTACCTCATCAATTAAACCTTCTGAAGGTGATGGGTAGGGCATTGGTGTACTTCCTATATGCGTATTACTGCCATACGGCGATGCGGTATAATCTATCGCTCTTGTTTCGGCTCCTGAATATTCCTCTACACCATCGACATATAATTTAGCATTTGTCTGATCGTAAGTGAAAGCAACATGATGCCAATCAGTAAGAGTATATGTACTGCTACTTGTGATGTCGGCTTTAAACGCGTTACCCGCAAACCCTAGAAACATATTAAACTGATTGGCATTTGTGTATCGTAAATGATAAGACCCGTAGGTTGAACCGGCTCTCGATACTATATAATTAAAAGTATCAACAGACCCTGTAACCTTTATCCAAGCAGAAATAGTTATGCTTGAGGGTGCTAAATCTGAGGAATTTCCTAGATTAACATAGTCGTCCGTACCATCTAGGGAAAGGCTGTAGGTGTTACTAAATTCACCACCACCACCGCCTGATGGGGGTAGAGTATGGCCGAGTTGAACCCCTAATCCTAGAAAAGGCATAACCTTTTATGCTTTATACAGAATGGCCGCACCGCTATTTAGCGTTATGCTAGTAAACGGTAAGGTCAAAGTGTCACCTTTTCCAAATGTTGTACCGTCAGATATTAAATCTGCCGAATTTTCCATCTGTCCCGTGATTGCTCCAACCACTGAATCCTCAGTAAATTGTACTGCGATAAAGTCGCCTGTGTTTGCTCCTGTGCCATTAACATAGACGCAACCATTTGCTCCCATGCTGTTCTGAATATTGAATGATGATATGCCCATTTTATGATGTGGTTAAAACTGAAATGCCGAACGAATAGCTCGGATAGGTGTTAAAGGTTATTTTGTTTTGCGATTGAAGGCGTTCTGCCCGATCAATTTCTAGTGCGAGATATTCTTCCGCCCTGTTCTCCTCCTGCATGGCCGCCTCTGTCTGTCCGTCTCCACGAAGAAAGTCGCTGAGTCCGCCGGCCACCAG